AGAGGTTTAGCTAAAGCAATGAACATATCACCAACTTCCATCTTTAAGACTATAAAATCTGTTAGAACTAGTATAAGGGATGAAGTTAAAAACAAGTGATAGAACTTACAATGAGAGGATAAGTCTATGCAACGCCTGTCCTCACTTTCGTAAGTCTTTAAGCCAATGTAAAAAGTGCGGTTGCTTTATGAAGATAAAAGCAAAGATTGCATTTACTCGATGTCCAGTAGGTAACTGGGAAAGGGAAAACGACTTAACCAAAGATCAACTCTCTATATTGAAACGATTACTAAATCAGATAGGTGCAGATAAGATTACGCATAACGATAACATAGGAGTGACCAACTTGTATAATGAAATCTTCGGAATGAATAAGCAAGCCTCTAAATGTGGTTCTTGTGTAGCTCAAACGATTAAGGAACTAAGAGAAGTACTTGCAGGATATGAAGATTGAAAGTAGAAAGATAAGTGAACTTAAATTCGCTGAGTATAATCCAAGAACTATAAGTAAGAAGGAATTTAAAGACCTTGTTAGAAGTCTTAAAAAATTTGGATTAGTTGATCCTATTATTATTAATACATTAAAGGGTAGAGATAATATAATAATCGGAGGACATCAAAGAACTAGAGCTTGGCTTGAATTAGGAAACGATACTATTCAATGTGTAGTTGTTAAATATTGTATTAAAGATGAGATGGAGCTTAACCTATGCTTAAATCATAACGGAGGGAAGTTTGATGATGATATGCTGATAAATTTATTTCCAGAAGAGATGTTGAAAGATGTAGGATTTACCGATAACGATTTTAATATTAATATTGACAAGTACGAAGACAATACTTTAGAAGATATTACTAAAGATGTTTGCGAGCTTTGCGGTGAAAAAATTTAATTATGTATATACCAATACTAATATTCGCATCTCTAGTATGTATCTCGATTATAGTTGAAAATTACATCCGTAATAATCCGTGAGAAAGCATACTAAAATATATTTAGAGTTCTTTAACTTTGATGAGTTGGATTATATACCTTGTGAAGTATGTTCAAGCCCTGCACAAGACATTCATCACATCGAAGCTCGCGGCATGGGAGGAAGTAAAGTAAAGGATTACATAGGTAATTTACAAGCGGTATGCAGACCATGCCATATTAGGTATGGGGATAAGAAACAGTATAAGGAAATGCTTGTAGAAATACATTTTAACTATATGGATAAGTATGGTAGCTAAGGAACAAGTGAAGTAATTTAAGGAACAAATGAGTGAAAATAAAGAACAAAACAGAACAAAACTAGCTAAAATTCAGATGCTCAATGCGTTAGAGAAAACTCTAGGAATTGTTACAGGTGCTTTAAAGATAGCAGACATAACGAGGACTACTTATTACTCTTGGTTAAAGTCAGATGAGGTCTTTGCAGGTAAGGTTAAAGACTTAGACAACTTAGCTTTAGACTTCGCAGAGAGTAGCTTAATGAAGCAAATCAAAGAGGGTAATCATTCAAGTACTCAATTCCTTCTTAAGAATAAAGGAAAGATTAGAGGTTACGGAGATAAGTTAGATATTACCAGTAACGATGAAACGATTAAAATACATATAGACCTTGGAGATAAGTCCTGAATTTACGAGTAAGCAGAAGGAGTGTTTAAGATTCCTATTCGATGACCATACCAACGAAGTTCTATTTGGTGGGGCTGCAGGTGGTGGGAAGTCTTGGGTAGGTTCTGCTTGGCTTGTGACTATGTGTTTAAGGTATCCTAAGACTAGATACCTAATGGGGCGTTCTAAGTTAGACGCATTAAAGAAGACTACGTTAAATACGTTCTTTGAAGTTTGCGGTGCTTGGGGTTTAAAATCTGGAGAGCATTATACTTTTAACGGATCGAGTAATATAGTTTCATTTACAAATGGTTCTGAGATTATACTTAAAGATTTATTTCTTTACCCATCAGATAGGAACTTCGATAGTTTAGGTTCATTGGAAATTACAGGAGCGTTTATTGATGAGGCGAACCAGGTAACTCATAAGGCAATTAATGTAGTTCAGTCTAGAATCAGATATAAACTAGATGACTTTGCAATCATTCCAAAGCTTCTAATGACCTGCAATCCTGCTAAGAATTGGGTGTATACTGAATACTATAAGCCTGCTCAGTTAGGTACCTTAAAAGACTATCGAAAGTTTGTGCCAAGCCTGGTAACTGATAATCAATTTATCTCAAAGCACTACGAAAAGCAACTAAGTAAATTAGATGAAGTTTCAAAGCAACGTTTGTTATTTGGAAATTGGGAGTATGATGCAGATTCAGATTCTTTAATTGATTACGATTCTATTTTAAACCTATTCACGAATAAGGGAACAGAAGGAGAAAAGTATATTAGCTGCGATGTTGCACGAATGGGTGAAGATAAATCCGTTGTTATGTTGTTCGAAGGGCTGCAGGTGGTAATGATTAAGACCTTTGATAAGAATACTATTACAGAATTAGCTGAATATATTAGAGAACTTCAAAAGAACCATCAAGTTAAGTTAAGTAATATCATAGTAGATAGTGATGGTGTAGGTGGAGGTCTTCAGGACGTACTTCGGTGCAAAGGGTTTATTAATAATTCAACACCAATCAAGAAAGAGAATTACCAGAACTTGAAAACGCAATGCTATTATAAGTTAGCTGATTTAATTAATAAGGGTCAGATTGGCATAAGTGTAATTGATGCTGATAAGCGTAAACTAATTACAGAAGAACTAGAGCAAGTAAGATCCAAAGATATAGATAAGGACGGAAAGCTAAAGATAGTTCCTAAGGATGTAGTAAAAGCGGTTATCGGTCGCTCACCTGATTACTCAGATGCTTTAGCTATGAGAATGTTTTACGAAGTTAAGCCGAAGATTGGTAGGTATACAGTTAGGTAATTTAATTAAGTCATAAATAAACACAATTAGATTTTGTAGTACGGAAATGTTATCTATCTTTGTAGGGAACAAAACGAGAAAGCTATGAAAACTTACCTACAAAACTTAACATCAGAAAAGAACTTAAATTTAGATTTCACATTCGAAGTTGAAGGTGCTAACTGGGGTGTCAACTTCATACCTTTAAATGTTGTTATTGAGAATATATTAATAGCAAGCAAACAAGAGCAGTCTGAAATAAAAGACACCTTAGTTAAGATAGATTTTCATAATGGCGATGTAATGCATTTCTTTGCTCACTTAGCAGTAGCTTTAGCAAAATAAAAATAGATATGAACGCAAAAGAAACAATATTAACTTCTAACGTATCAGCGTTAGAAGTTAATTCTGGAGATATTACGCATTTAGTAAATGTTATGGAGGGTTACGCAAAGAGTCAGGTTATAAAAGAATTAGAAATGCTTAACAATACAAATAATGACTATGCCTCAATCGGTGCTAGTTTATTTTTCAGATTACTAGAACTAAAACAATCCTAACTAATTATATTGTCCCTAGAAGGCTCTCCAAACGGAGGGCTTTTTTTATGCCTAATAATTTGGTACAAAACTAAGATATTTATATTTAATAGTATATGAAGTTAATTATACCGACAGACTTAAGCGATATTACACTATGGCAACTGCAAGCACTAACCAAGCTAGATGCTACACCTCTCAACGATTTAGAGCGAAAAAAGCAAACGATTGAACTACTTACATCAATTGATAGGACTACTATTGATAAGGTTAAACTATGGGATTTAAACGATGTGTATAGCAAACTGTTAAGCCTATCGAAAGCAAGTGAAGGATTGCACCAGTTCGTTAAGATAGATAATGTTAAGTATGGATTCATACCTAACCTATCGGACATTAGTACGGCTGAATTCGGTGACTTGGACACACTATGTCAAGACCTGAATGAGAACTTACATTTAATTATGGCTATATTATACAGACCAGTTGATAAAGAGGCTAACGGAAAGTATAGTATTGAGGTTTACGATGCTGACTTAGAAGAACGCTCTAGGCTATTTAAGAAGAAATTAAAAGCTAACGTGGTTAATTCTGCTATCCTTTTTTTTTGGAGTATCGGAAACGACTACTTGACAGATTTGCTAACCTCTTTACAGGAGGATCAGGAAACCAAAAGCAGCAATCATTCGGAAAAAAGTGGGGTTGGTATTCAATCCTAATGAGTTTATGCAATGAGGATGTATTAAAGATTGAGGAAGCAGGGCAGTTAAGCATTGAACAAGCATTCACTTTCATGAGTTATAAACAAGATCAAGAACGAGTAAAGAAATGAAAACATTTAAAGCAGTTGTAAATCAATTTAAGGCGGTATGTGAAGCACATAAGCAGCTTAACTCGTTTACGTTTGGGGATATATTTGAAGTGGATTTAAGCAACGAAATGGACTTTGCAAAAGCTCACTTAGTAGAACAACCTGCAACTATTAATAATAGAGACTTCGTATTTACCTTTGATTTGCTTGTGATGGATTTGGTGGCTGCTGACGGATCAAATGAAACGGATGTGCTAAATGATACCTTCTTGATAGTATCGGATATTTATAGAGAGTTTAAGAATGGTATTGCTAAATCTACTTCACCGATGACATCAAGAGATTTTGTAGTTTCTGAAAGCTTAACCTGCGAACCTTTTACAGATAGATTCGAGAATCTTTTAAGTGGTTGGAAGGCGACCATTTCAATTACAGTTCCTTCACATAACAACGCATTGAATAGTCCTATCTAATGGCTAAGATAAACTATACGGCAACAGACAAAGCTCTTAATAAGTTTGGGAATGAAGTAGTAAGAAAAGCTAGATTCAATCTAACCAATCAAAAGAGATATGTTTCTGGGAAGCTATGGAAGTCCATCGACTATAAGTCTATAACTTCAAATCGTTCTATAAGTCTGAAGTTCTTAATGGAAGAATATGGAATTGTACTTGATGAGGGTAGAGGTAAAAGTCAAGGTGGAGGATCCGGAGAGTTATACCCTAAAATATTAGAATGGGTAAAGAAAAAAGGGCTACGACCTAGAGATTCAAAAGGGAAATTTAAGGCGTGGAAGAATAAAGCTAAACAACAAGAGGGGATAGCGTTTGCAGTTACTAGAAAGATACACAGATTTGGATATGAACCAACGAACTTCTTTTCAGATGCTTTTAAACTAAGCTTTAAGAAACTACCTAGAACTATTAAAAAGACCTTTGCCTTAGACGTGGAAAAGTTCATGCAGCAAACGATTGACGAAATAAATAAACTATAATGGCAACAACTGTATCAAGTCCTAACTATTGGACGTTAACATTAACGAGTAATACGGCTAGTACATACAACTTTAAATTCGTAGTTGATATTACAATAGGCGGTGTTGTGGTTGCACGAATAAAGCAACCTAAGAATTTAAACAACTCTGCACATTTATCTTTTGAAAAGATAGTGAAGAACTATATTAATATAACTCACAAGCACGATAATACTATTGTCGGTACTCAATACGATTCCGTTCACTTGATGCCTCAAAACATACCTAATCCTTCAGGAACTACATACAATGATTTTATTGCTTCTAAGAATAGTGGTGACCTTAGAACAGTATTGTTTGAGTTCTACGAAGAGTATGCGAGTGCAAGTGGTGGTGCTATTACTATTCACGCTTCTGGAGCGTCTGACATAACTAAAGCGGTTATTAATTACGCCAATAGTTGGGAGGATCAAAGGGGGTTCGATTTGTCACGGTTTGATTTTGATTCTGCTTCAACTCCTGCTAGGTTCTTAACTGAGCGACCAATCGAAACAACAAACCCAAATGACTTAGGCGGCAAGGTTGCACAATTAACGAGTGCGACAGACTACCAGACTTTAGCTATGTTCAATGAAAAAGACACATACTTTAATACTGAGAATGGTAGAATACTCTATAAGTTCTACGAAGAAAAACCTGCAACATTTGGATCTTCGGATAATCATGTTGGGGTTATATCCGTACAGAATGCAGCGGTAATAGGTTCGGAATCACCAAGCTCTTCTAATACAGAAGATGAGTTCTTGATATACTTGGGTAGTGGTGGTGCTAATGTGCTTAACATGAAGTATGCAATTTACGGAGGCTATCAACCATCTGCATCAGTAAAATATTATACTATTCAGTATATTAGTACAGACGAAATATCACAAAATGAAGTGCATTCTAATAAAATAAAGGCAGGCGAATTTGTAGAAATTACAACAGTAGGAAATATTGACTGGACATTGATTGGTGCAGCTAGTAGTGCGGTAGGTGTTCAATTCTACGCAACAGGTGCGGCTGCGGATGCTTCAGGAAGAGCAGAAGTGTTTGAATACGAAAAGCTATCTAAGACATATCTATTCGAGATGGTGAGCGATGCGAATGGTAACGCTTCAAAGTATGCAGGTAAAAATATTGCATGGAAGAATAAAGAAGGTGTTTGGTCTTACTACTATTTCGATGGTGCAAGTTCAGATAAGGAATCTTACAAGCGTAAGACTCAGCGTGAAAATGTAGCGGGTTCATGGAGTGCAGCAACGTTTACAATTGATACTTTTGAACGTGGAAAAGTTGATAAAATTGAGGGGGCTAAGTTAACAACGATTAACACTCGTTATATTGATGAAGCATGGAACGATCACTTTAAGAGCTTGCTTATGAGCAATGAAGTACAGATAATTGAAGGAGGGAAATCTTATCCAATCAACATCAAAAATACAACGTTCGATGTTAAGACAAACTTAAAAGATAAGTTGGTTCAATACTCGTTTACTTACGAATATTCTCACGCTTTAAAGTCTATTATATAATGGTTCAAGTAATTGCATACAGTCAGACAGGGTCTGATCCTACTTACTTAGATTTAGGAGCTTTAAGTATTAAGGCAACCTATTCCAGTAAGGAAATTCAAGACATAACAAGTCAAAAAAGTAATTATACTCACAATATAACGCTACCTTATAGCAAGACCAATAATGATTTCTTTGCACATTTCTACGAAGTGAATGTAGATGGTAGCTTTAGAGCAGATGTGAAAGCCTCTTGCTCTATTTATGTAGATTCAAACCTTCAATTTGAAGGATATTTACAACTATTAAAAGTAGACAACCTAAAGGAAAACTATACTGTTATCTGTTTTGGAGATATTGCAAACCTAGCAACTGAATTAGGTGATTCAAAACTTAATGATTTAGATTTGTCTAGGTATAATCACCTATTGACACAAGCTAATATTCTAAATAGTTGGTCGGGTGTTACCGATTACATAGGAACACAAGCAGATGGAAACGAGATATTATATCCGATTGTTGATTATGGCTCAGTCTATCATGGTGACACTTTAAATACAGATGCAGGTGCTATTAAGCCAAGAGATTTGAAGCCTTCGATTAAGCTTAAAGCTTTACTTGATGTGATTTTTGAGGATGCAGGATATACAATTAGTTCTATATTTTTAAATAGTACGTTTTTTACTAGTCAATATATGACTTTAGGCGGTGAGGTTGATGGTGCAGTAACGGATAATACAGATGGCTTTAAGGTTGGTATGAATGCAGACCAAACTGTTGCAGCTACAACATTAGTGTCTTTTAATAATGAAACTACTAGCGATGGTTTTTATGATGTGAACGGAAACTTTAGCACATCTGCTAAATCTTACACTATTCCAATAGGCGGGGTTTACGGATTCCAAATCCAAGCGGTTGTTGACACAACTGGCAATACAGGATGGGAAGGTTCAGGTATAAATTTGTATGTAAATAATGTTTTAGTTACAAGTGATGCGAGTGTTGGTTTAGGTGGTGCTACTGTTGGGCTTGATGTATTTACAGGCAATGTAGGACTACATGAATTGGAAACTAATGATGTAATTACTTTTAAGATGTCAGCTAGTGGTTCTGTATCTAAAACATTAAAGGATTCTGCTTCAATTGATAGCGTAGTTTACGATTCATTCGTACAACTTGTATCTGTGCCTCCTGCGGTTGAGGGTGGAACAGTAGATTTAGGTTCAGGGAATAGTCTGCTTTCAAAAGATAAACAAGTTGATTTTATCAAGTCTATATTCTCACGTTATAATCTAATCGTTGAGAGTGATAAGACTATTACTAATCAATTGAATATAGAACCAATACAAGACTATCGAGATGCAGGAACTTCTAAAGATTGGACAGATAAATTAGATGCTTCTAAAAGCATATTAATAGAACCAACCTCTAGATTTAGAAAGGACAGTATTAATTTAACTGACTTAGCTGATAAGGATAAGACGGGGGTTGAATGGTTGGATCAAAAAGGTACAATCTACAATTCATATACGTTCCCGTTCTACGGAGATTTCGGAAGTGGAGAACTGAAAGTGCCAACTATCTTTTCAAGCTTTGTTCCTGACAAGGTACCTAATAATAGAATGTTTATCACTAAGCATTTTAAATACAATAACGGAGAAGTTGAAGCGGTTACAACTAAGCCAAAGCTATTCTATTACTCAGGGCTTAAAA